AAGCCGTAGATTTCGGCGGCCGAATCCATGGCAACGTCGCCAACGATATGGCGGACTTCGCGGGCGGCCTCGTTGGCGTCGCGCAGTTCCTTACGGAGCGAATCCATAGCCGCGGCGACCTCTTCTTTCTTCATGCCTTCTTCCTTCTTCTCGGGATCTTCGTCCGCGGCCGGGGCGGCGCACAGGCCGGCAATTTCTTCGATGAACGCGTCGTCGACTTTACCGGCCAGCAGTTTGCGGACCTTGTCGGCCGGGGATTCGTCCGCGGCGGCCATATGCGTTTCGACGGCCTTGGGCTCTTGCTCGACGTCCAGCAACGCGTCGATTACGTTGTCGAGTTGTTGCGGGTCAAGTTCGGCGTCGAGGGCCAGCAATTTGGCCTTAACGTCTTCCTTCTTGAAATTCTTGCGGGTTGCAGGGCCTACCAGGGCAGGCAAAGCGGAATCCGCTGCCAGTACCGGAGAGGCCGCGCACAATGCCGCAAAAAGGGCCTTGCCCAGTTTGGTCATCTTCATGGCGGATTCCTTGAATGTGAAAGGGTTGCGGTCGGCCACAACTACGTCGGACCCGGCGCGGCCGACCTCTACTAACGCCAGGTGATTGCCCTGTATTTCCGTCATGCGTCCGTCGTAGGGCTGGCCTTCAAACTCGCCGGGCTCCATGACAGGAATATAACGATAAGCGCAGGATAATTCTCGTACTTTATCGGTTTCAATCCCCGCGATACTGGCGGCGTCCCAAATGCAAAGGTCGGCGTCGAGATAGGGCGGGTTAAATGTGATTTCGGAACCGATGGCGCCGACGACCAAATCGGGGCGCGGGGCATCAACGGTAACGGGTACATGCTCGGACAGAATTGGCAGGCGGGCGAAAGTTTCGGCGCCGCGTTCCAGTTCAACCGGGTCGCGCAAAAGTCGATAGACCTTATCCGGCGCCAGCCCCAAGGCCTCATAGCCGGGAATTTCCTTGCCATAGTACGGGTTGACCGTGGCTTTGGAAATGTGGGAGCGGTCGACGTGAAGACGCCCGTCGGCGTCAATCCGCCGGGCGCTTCTGTCAAAGGCTAGTTTCATGGTTGCCATAATGTTGGATTATGCGGCTAATTCGTTCGCGTACGCAAGGTTACTTCAAATTGGCATGTCTGGCCAATACCGATTGCCCTTACTCATGTTCTCGCTAGCGGGAAGCAATTGCAGATTAAACTCACAATGAAGGCCGCAAACTATCGGTGAGTTCAGGGGCACGATGTGGTCCACGTGAACGCCGGGAGTGACTGCCGCGAATGTATACCACGCCCGAATCGCGTCAAGATTTGCCCATTTCGGAGTAGCGCGAACTTCGACGAGTCGGCGTCGGACTTTGTATTCTCTGTAAATTTCGGGGTTGGCTTCACGATGGCGGCGAGCCAATTCTCGTAAGCGTTCCGAATGGTCAGACATCCAACGTTTTTGGTACTCACGATATTGCTCGAGTTTCTTTGCCCGACTTGCTTTAACCCGATTCCAACACGCATCCTTATTTTTTGCGTAATACTCTTTTTGCCAAGCCGACCTGCGCTCGGCCGTCTGGCTAAGCCAACGCTTTCTAGTTTCAGGATTGTCTGGCGGTCGAGCTTTTTGCATACATGCTTTGCATGAGGGCCGATAGCCCGGTCGACCGGAATACTTAAAGAACTCTGATTCTGGCTTTTCGCAACCGCACTTTGTGCACTTTTTCAATTCATCGCCCGTTTGTTTCCTAAAAGGGTAATATAGCACGACTTGTGCATCTACAGTTGACGGCAAAACCTGGTTGGATATATTCCCCGGAAATTAAGCAACCTTCGGCAATCTTATACCGTTTACCGTTGGCGGACACATGGTCAGGGCGCGGCGTCTTCCCCGCGTGGCTGTGCATCCAAATGGCTTCCGTTATCCCAAGTTCCATTTGCCTGGCTCGGTTGACGACGGCGTTCGCCTTGTTCGATTGGTCCCGCGCTATCAGTTCGGCCCGATGGCTGGCCGCGGGGTAAAGTTGCTTTAGGTCTTTGACCATCGTCGCCAGGTCACGACCGGCGCCGTAGGACCGCATAACGACGCCCTCTACCTGTTGCAAGTATTTTTCGGGAATGCTCCGAATCAAGCCGACGTTTTCCTCAAGCGAAGCATTGAAGGCGTCGCGTATGGCCGGCGTCATCTTGAATTCAACCGTCCACCCCGCGTCCTTCAACGCCTGGCGCATGGCGCTGTCGCTGGTCTTGAACATGCCTTGCAAGTAGGCTTCGGCAATCTTGGGTGCCCAATCGTCAAACTTCTTGACCCAGCGCCGGGCCAGTTCGTCAAGGATGCGTTTCATTTTCGCGGACGGGCTGGCGTCTTGGGCCTGTTCGACCAGCGCCAGCATGCGGGGCGGGTCTTTGCGATAGGCGGCCGTAAGCCAGTATTCGACCGACCCGTGCATTTCCGCAATCATGCGTTGCAGGGCCTTCCGGTATTTGGCTTCGACGCCGCGGTTCGCATGGACCGCCCGAGCAGTTTTAGGTTGCTTGGGCATCGGGCGGGCTCACGGTTGCGGCTGGGTCCAATTCATCCGTCGGTTCCGTGGGCGATACCAGTTCGACCGTCGTGTCCAAGCCCATATAGCCGCTGTTTGGGTCTTTCGCCAGGCGGTCCCGGATTTCGGACGGGTCAAGGATGCCGGCGGCCACATAGGCGCAATCCGTTACGCCATCCTTCGACCGAATGTCCGCCTCTTCGGTCGGCGTCATCTGGAACAGGGGGACGAAGGCCAGGCCAATGTCGGGGTCGATTTCCCCGAACAATGAAAGCTGTACGGCCTTCAAAATTGTTTCCAGCGGTTCGCGCCAAAAGGCTTCCTGTTGCGCGGCAATCCAGTCGTAAAAAATCCGAATCTCGCCGTCGCTGGAAGCGTTCAAGCCGCTTGGGCTGATACCCGTCAGGACAATGGCCGGCATGCGCGAAACGCTGCACATGTGTTCTTGGCTTTGCGCCTGCAATTCATGGAGCCCCGACAACGGCGTGTTGACCTGCACCAGTTCTTCCCGCTCTTTGTCCAAGAGCATCAGGCCCTTATTGCTCCGCGTGGCCGTGAATAGGTCCGCACGATTCAGCAGGTCGACGCCGTCATCATCACCTTGCAAAATCTGGTCCATCGAAGTGGCAAGGGCGGTCGTGCTGAAATTGTTGATAAGGTCCGCCACGCTTTGCCGCGTGCGAAGCCAGTTGTCGACGTAGGGCTCCGCAAGCTGGCTCATGCTCATGCCGGCGAAGTTGAAAGCCGGTTTCAGAATGTCCGGGAGCGGCCGGGTTACGACCGTCATCAGGCGCGACGCGTGGACTTGCTGGCCCAGCATGAACCACGAAGACGGCTTGTAAAAATCCGGGGCCGCGGGGTCCAAGGCGTTGTAACCGGCGGGCGTGGTCCAAATGGCTTCCACGGGGATGATGCGGGACAGGCTCCCTTTTTTGACCGTGCGCGGGTCCAAGATAAGCGGGGTTTTCCGGTCGGCGCCGTCAATTTCAATGAAGATTTGCGCCCGGCCAAAGTAACTATCATTTTCGGCCGCCTTCTGAATGACGCCGCGAACGTTGAGCCGCTTAAATTCGTCTTCGATGGCCTTGATTTTCTCGGCGGTGTCCGTGTCGTCGTCTTGCTTGCTGGTGAATTCAATCCATTCCCGCGTCAACTCGGTCGAGAGGGTAGACGCGAAGGCGCGATATTCGGGACGGGTTGCCAGTTGCGAAAGGTACGCAAAGCCAGGGAAGCCGCCGCCGGGATAGACGTCGGCCGCGAAGGCGTAGGGGTTTGCGTCCATCGCCAGAACGGGCGCTTCCACTCCGGCCGGGACGACGCCGGGCATCAGCTTGGGCGGTTTGACGGGGAAGTCGTAGGACTTGCGCGGCGTGGCCCCTTCCTTGGCCTTGTTCGCCGCACGGCGCAAGCCGTCCCCGCGCTTGGATGCCGGGGCGGTCTTCTGATTGCGCCGAAGGGCTGGCGCTGGCTTTTTTGCTTCGGGCATGGTAGACGCTCCGGGTAAATTTTTGGTCATTGTAACGCGCCGGGCCTTATCTGCCCATTGCCTTGTTTAGCGCCGCTTGGCTAATTTTCAGTTTGTTGAACAGCGGATAGAGCCGGCGCAATGCTTGAGTAAGGGCGTCGACTTGGTCATCATTGGCCGCCGCTGGGAATGCCGTCAACTCTCCGACTAAGTCTTTAACCCATGGCGCAAAGTCCGGGTGCGGTAGCCACACATTGCCGGCTTCCCAATAGCTTGTAACGGCATGGGCACGGGCCAGCTTGGAGCCGTCCGGTTCAATCGGGATGATGCCGGGCACGCTGGCTTTTAGGGTGTCGATTACCGCCGGGCCGTTCGCCTTGTCTTCTATCAGCACTTCCCGGACCTTGGGCCAGGCGTTGCGCAAGTCCACGACCTCTTTTACGGTCTTGGTGAAACTCATGCGGGCGCGGACCTGTGCCAGCAAATAGGAATTGGCGCCGGCCTTGCCCCACACCTGGCCGACGACAAAGTCCGTCCCGTCCGTATCCTTGAAAGTGCAATCCCAGGAAGCCAAGACCTTGTCGAATTTGGCCGGCAAGTCCTTGGGCAAGTAGTAGCGTATGCCTTCCTCTTTGAAGACGTTGCCGCCCAGCGCCCGCGGGGATTGCTGGTAAAGGGCCGCCCACCAGTAGTCGGAAAACAGGCTTTTGACTTCCTGCAAAAATGCCAAGCTCTTGAGTTCAGGGACCAGCGGGCCGCGGGGTAAGTTCGGGTTATATCCGGCTTCGCCTGGCTCATTAATCGCCGGGAAGCGCAACACGGTAAGCCGCGGATCGCCCTTGAAATGGTTGCAAATGCGGGCGGGCAAATCGTCTTCTGCCCAGCTTGTCGCCATGATGATTTGGCCGGAGTTCTCCGAAAGCCGGGTCGTGAAAACGGTTTGATACCAGTTCCAATGCCCTTCCTTCGTTGTGGGGCTCAAGGCTTCTTTTTCGTTCTTTACAGGGTCATCAATGATGCCGATATCAACAGGCCGCCCGGTAAGACCGGCGCCCACGCCGACGCCCAAATAGCCGCCGTTGCCGCCGGGCGCCGTAAATTCCCCGGTGCGGTTGACGTCATAGCGGCGTTTCTCCGCGGGCTGGGGGAATAGCTTTTTGTGTTCGTCCGACGCCAGGTTGCGGCGCACGTCTTGGGCCATGGCGCCCGCGAGTTCGTCCGAATAGCTGGCCGCACCGACCCGCCAATCCGGGAACTTACCCAGGATGAACGCCGGCAATTTGCGGCTGACAATCTCCGATTTGCCGTGCTGGGGCGGCGCCTGCAAAACCAGAATTGGCCGGCGGCCGGCGACCATGTCTTCAATGAACAGGTCGAGGGCGGCGCACACGGCCGCACTAAAGCCGCTTTGCTTGTACTTCCGGTTTGTAAAGTTGATGTAAGCGGCCAATTGCCGACGGGCTTCGCGGCGCCGTAGCAGTTCGGCCGCCGCTTCACGCTTCGTCGGTAGCATCGTCGGCCTTGAGGATGGCGGCAAGTTGGTCGTCGCTCAAGTCTTCGGCGGTCAGATGCGCGAATGCCAAAGGGCCGCCGCCGGGGCCGCTGATTTCCTTTTTATCGACCATCATGCCCAGGTATCGGGCCAGATTGGCGACCGCGGCGTCTTGGTCCCGCATGTTGATCTTGATGCCATTGCGCGTGCGTTCGGCGCCAGCGTACAGGGGCGACCGGACTTTGCGGGTATCGGCCACATGCACGTCGGCAATCCCCTGGCCGCCGCACTCCGGGCAATCCTTGTTTGGTGCCGCGTTCGGGTCGTAGCCAAAGCCGCCCATTCCATCGGGGGCTGGCTTCCCGGAATCCACGGCCTTGTCGACGGCGACAGCGTACTCCGCTTCCGTCCATTGGTATTGATGGCCGAAGCCATGGCAATGGCGGCAATTCAGGCGGCGCACGCTCACCAGGGCGCTAGGGTTCGCCGTTGCAATTTTGGCCCATTGGCCGACGACCCATTCGGGCGTAATGCTTGCCGCGACGGCCAATTCTTCCATGCGATCTTTTACCGCCTTGGAAATTTCAGGATTTTTAAGAAGGGCGTGCGCCGACTGCCCGGCCCCTTGTTGGGCGTACCCGGCGCGAATGTAAGCCTGCGTCGCGTTTTCATCGACGCAATATTCATTCACAAATCGGCGTTGTTTAGGTGTCAGGCTCATAGTGTCCCAATGATAGCGGCAAGCGGCCACAAATGGCAACCACAACGAACGGACGCCCTTGGCGGCGTGGCCCGTTTGACTGATACCCCAGCTAACCCCGCTCCTTAATTTTACGGTGTGGTAACGTAACCCCTTGATTCTATTACTCTTTTTCTCTCTATACCCCTATACCCCGTTAAATATATAAATTGTATACGTTAAGTAAGTATCTTACCGTTATATAAGCGTCTTATCTTACAGGTAAGACAGTATACAGAGCCACAGAGTGAACGGGGGCGCAAAATGCAAACCGGGGTTCTTACTTTTCCCGGCGTTAAGACTTAACTTGCGGCGGCTGGTAAGATGCTCTAAAATCAAATTGTCAATTTTTGGAGCGTAAACCATGCAACCTTACATGAATCGGGCGGAAGCCAAACTAAAACAAATGAGCCAGTATTTTACGGGCATCCCTTGCAAGAACGGGCATTTGACGTATCGGTACACTTCTAGCGGTGCATGTAGCGGTTGCATCCGTGCCCACAATCGGCCCGTCCACGATCAAACGGCAATTGACCGCAAGGCCGCCAAGGTTCAATTGGTGCAAGTTCGGTTGCGTTGCTTCGTGTCCGACCGGGGCGTGCTGGCGGCTTCCGCTTGGGCGCTGGCGGCAATGCGCTTCCCGGTGTTGCAATTGAGCGACGTCGACGCGCATCTTCTCCCCCAGGACAAGGCGGGCGGAACGGGGCTTTATGCGTTCAATTGCCATGAAGAAGACGTGCCCCAGCTTCGCGCCATTGCCGACGGCATGCTCAAGGCCCACAAGGCGGACGTCGTGGCCGTCAGGCGTGCGGCGTTCGGTCCCGCGGCCGATGGTAAGCCAGTCCCCGACCAAGCCGCCGTGGAGCCCTGGCCGGGCGACCCTGATTACAAATAACAAAAGGCCCCTTTCGGGGCCTTTGACTTTTTGGGAAATTGGACGCTACGGGCGGCATTCCATGTAAGACCTAATTACGGCTTCGGCTGCTTCCGCGTTGATGGCGTTACCGTAGGCGCGCAATCGTCCCACTCGGGCGGGAGCCCCATTAGCCAGCGGGAATGTGCCGGGTTCAACTGGCCGCCATTTTCCATCCCGGCATAAGAGCCAGTCAGCAGAATTCCAGTACCCGTTAGTCGGGCCGGGCCTCCCTCCGCCTGCGGTATCGTCCTGGCTATTTGGTCCATACCCATTTCCGCTTTGCGGTCCCCGCCCCTGCTGCGGAAATTGTCCGCCGTCGGCGTAGGCCAATGGGCCAGCGTTACCGCATCCGTCAAGTTCACTTGATGCCCGCCCTCCTTGCGTTTCATCGGGTCTTGCCCATTGCCCCGCAAGCTGTTTGGACTCCCCGCCGTCGGCGTAGGCCAACTCTGCAAATATCCAAAGTCGTTGCCTGATATGCGGCGCACCGACGCCCGCAGCGCATAAATCGACTGCCCCCCTGGCGTAGCCCGCTGCTTCCAAGTCAGCTTGTACAAGGTCGAGCCAACCAAGGCCGTCCGCTGCCGCAACCTGTTCACCAAAGACGACGTTAGGGAGGCACTGGCTAATGAGGTGGAACCAAGCTGGCCATAAATGCCGCTCGTCAGAAAACCCATTTCCTTTGCCTGCCGCGCTGAAAGGTTGGCAGGGGCAAGAGCCTGTCCAAACAGGGCGGCTGTCGGGCCATCCTGCGCGTCGCAAGGCAAGGGACCAGACCCCGACCCCGGCGAAGAAATGGCATTGGGTATATCCAGCAAGGTCGCTGGGTCTAACATCTTCAATACTCCTTGAATCTACGTCGCCGGGCGCAATATGGCCGGCGGCAATGAGGTTCCTTAACCACTGTGCGGCATAAGGGTCGAATTCGTTGTAATAGGCTTTACTCATGGCGTCCTTGACGTTGCCGGCCGTTAGATTGTCGGTAAAGTTCTCCGTGGTCATGCCTCCAAAATCATGCGGATAATTTCGGCCTGTTTCTCCCGTGATTTTTCACGGGCGTCGGCGGAGTAGGCGTAGGCGGCGTCGGCGGCGTAGGCGTCGGCGGCGTAGGCGGCGGCGGCGGCGGCGTAGGCGTAGGCGTCGGCGTCGGCGTCGGCGGCGGCGTAGGCGGCGGCGGAGTAGGCGGCGGCGTAGGCGGCGTCGGCGGCGTAGGCGTCGGCGGCGTAGGCGGCGGCGTAGGCGTGTGACCGACAAACCCGCAATTCTTCAAGCGAAATTTTGCCGTCAAGATAATCCCGGGCGGCTTGAATTGCCTCGCGGGGCCGTTCGTCATTCGGGCGACGCTTCTCGAAGATCGGCAAAGCCTGTTCCGCGAACTCGATAGCCAATTGTGACGCGATGCGCTTGGAGTCTTGGTCGGTAGCGCGAAGGGTCCAAAGCATGTCGGCTACGCCGTTGGATTCCAGAATGGTCAACAGGTTGATTTCCACATCCGGGTCGAAGTCTTCCCCAAGATGCTTGACCAGCTTACGCCAGCCAGAAGCACACGGGCCGCATGCACGAATTTTTTTAAGGGTCGTCGTCAGTTTCATTTCCTATACCTCTCCAGGTTAGTTAATACGGGTTGCATCTTAGGTAAATTATTTACCGTTGTCAACGGGGGAAAGCATTTATTCCAATCGTCCAGACAATCCGGGCAAATCGGCTGGCCGCTTTTGGTTTCGTGCGGCTTCGACCTGATAATTTTGGGTTGCAGGCAGAAGCCGCAGGTCGCGTGCGTGTGGGGCTGGCGATAGTTCATCATGAGTGGACCGGGGCAAGGGGGAACGGGACGCGGCCGGTGTTGTTCGCCTGTTCGTAAGCCTTGGCGGCTTCGGCGGCGACCTGAATGTGGCGGGCGGGGCTAGTTTCATGGATGAACAAACGCGGCTTGCCGCCGTCAGGAAGCACCAGATTATTGACGCGGCCGTCGACCAAGGCGGGGTGATAGTCATAGCCCAGGTCGCGGAGCATTTCCTTACGCTTAGAGTGCGTGACGCGGCGGCCGGCGCCGATGCGTTCCAGAAGGCGGTCGAGTTGGATAGACGATATCCAGCCGCCGGAGAACCCGGGCAAGCCCTGTTCGATGGCTTCCAAAATCTCTTGCTCGACGCCGCCCCGGCTGGCTTCGATGGCCGCCGCCGTGCTTGATGTGTCGGGGGCTCGATGCAGCATGCCGCCAGCACTCACAGCGGGGTTAAATTCGTTCGGGATAGGGAAGGTCCACAGGAAGTCCGAAACAATGGCGTAGCCTTCGGCCCGCAACCAAGTATAGATTTTGGGGAAGTAGTCCCCGCCCATGCCGTCCCGGGTCACGTCCGCGGCGCTTTGTTGCGCGGAGTGGAAGACCGCATAGCGGCGGTCGTCGTTTGTCTTCGGCAAGTCTGATTTGCTGTTGCAATTGAACATGAAATTGCCGCAAATGTCCGCGCTGATTTGGTCGACGCCCTTGCTTTCAATCTCAAGCCCGTCGCCCCCGGTAATCATCGGTTTCAGTTCTTCGATAATCTCCATTTTGGCGCCAGGCACATGGATATCTTCCACGGCATAGAAGGTTTTGCCGACCATCCAGCCATTGAATTGCGCGGCCAGCTTGGACGCCTTGGGCCAATGCACGTACCGGCGGCCGATGGCTTCCGCAACGCATCGGCTTAATAGGCTCTTGCCGTTGCCCGGGGCGCCCTGAATCAGCGGCGCCCATTGGAACTTGTGGCCTTGATGCTGCACGCATGCCGCCATGTAGCAAATGAGGATATAGCGGTCGCGTTCGTTCGGGATGATCTTTGCCAGGTGTTCAAGGAATGGCGTCGCGTCCCCGGTCTTGCGCGGAACATCGACCGGCCAATAGGTGTTGACGAAGACCTGGCCGCCACGGCTTACCAGGGCGCCGGGCTCCAAATCGGGCCGGAAGCACGGGGCGTCGGCACGGGGCGCCCGGTAGGCTTGGGATTGCGTGAAGGCTTCCCAGGCGTCCCGCGTAGTCTTCTCGTTCGCCGTGTCCATGGTGAAGGTGTAGCCGCCGAAATGAACTTTGAATTGCTCCGGCTTGAGCAAGTTACCGCCGGGGACCAAGCACCGATGCAGGTCGCGCACATAGACGCAACCGGCGAACAGGCGCAATTGATCGTCGTTATTGATGAAGGTTGAACCCTGCACCAGCGAAGGCCGCGGCGGCTCATTCGTGGCGCTTGGTGCGGGGCCTTCGGCGGCGCCGGCCACAGGTTCCGGGGCCTTGTCCGTCAGCACTTCAAATTGACGCCCTACGGCCCCCAGGATGGTGCGGGGCAAGTAGTCTTCCCGCTCCCATTTGTCGCGCACCAAAGCGGACTTGTTCATAAGCCGCAAGATGCGTTCGCAATCCTTGCCGGTCCAAAAGGCCAAGTGTTGCGCCAGCGCCGCGTCGGCCTGGCTGGAATTGTAGGCGCGGGCTTCGTCCGGGTAAGCCTTGCTCAAGGCGTCAAGGTTGCCCGTCCACAGGTCCGCAAAACTGGCCTTGCCACCGAACGCGGAAGCCGTGGATTGTGACCGCAACGCCCGGCGGACAAGTTCGTCGTCGTCCGTGGGTCCGCGCCATTCGGCGACCGGGCCGTCCGTCCACCCTTGCTCCATGGCTTGCGCGGCATCGGGCGGGAAGTATTGGGCAACCAGGGCAGGGAGAACGTGCCCGAAGTCCGCCGCACTGTCCCCGCTGGCGCTGGTGCCCGTCAGGGCCACGAAGCGGCCGGAATGGTAGAACTCCAAGCCCAGGGCTTCATTTTTGCAACCGTGGGCCGGCGGGCGGCCTGTGCCGAAGATATGCAGGCCCCGGCCGCTTTGGCTCACTTCAACCGCGGCCCCGGCGAACGCTCCACAAAGTGACTTTGCCAGCGGGGACCAATCGGACCCGTCGGGCAACAAGCAATTATCAAGGTCGAGGAACCAGAAGGGGTCGGCTTCCGTGAAGACGAAGCCCACACCGTAGGGGGCGCCCCAGGTAGCGGCGGCGGCAATGGCCGTCGTGTGGTCCGTCCAGATCGCGGAGTCGTGCGCGTTTGCCACACGGCCGGAGCGAAAGTCGACGGGGAACTTGTCCGTTTTGCCGGGACGTGTGCGGCTTGGTTGAGCAATGTAGACGATAAATTGACGATACGCGCCCATTGCCCCCAATGCTGGCGGGAGTTCACGCATAGGTCAGCCCGCCAGCGTGTTCAATGCGCGGGATTTCAACTCCGGGGCGGCCTTCAGCGCATTCTCATCCCCGGTCGCCAAACCTTGAGCCACTACGGCCAGATTCTCAGTTAGCACCGCCGACCGCATTACCGCCCGTCGCATCTGGCTCATCGTGTTGAAATATTTCGAAACAAGCCCTTCGGCGCATTTCGCCTCGCGGGCTACAGCTTCTCGGGTCAGCTTGGACCAGCCACCAGGGCGAGACGCAACGGCAATCGCCGCCATCAAAATCTCATACTTGCGGTCGTTCGGCAAAAGGCGCTTCTTGGTCATATCAGATACTCGTTGAATAATTTGGGGCCATTGTGGGGAATATTGACGTTACCGTCAACTGCAATTGCGTCTGAATGCGGCGAGTCTCTTTGCGGCAGCCTTCCTGCACGCATATTGCAAGTCGGTGAAATGGATAACATACCGGACGCCGCCCCGCACGCGGTAGAAGCTGACGAAACCGTTGCGGTGCACCTTTTTCATAGCGTTCCCTCTCCGGTACAGAAGGCGACGTCGGCCCCATCCTTGGCGCCCAGCATGAGCCAGTTTAATTGCGCTTGCTCATGGTCGTCGCCGGTATAGTGCCAGCCGACCTTTTTACATTCCCGCAAGACGGTTTGCGCGATGCACAAGCCCACATGCTGGGGGCCGATAGGGAAGGGGCGCCAGCCGACCAAATCGCTGGATTTAAGCACTTCGTTGACCTGTTTGGATTCATTCGCCAGGCCATAGCGCACGGGGACGCCCCGGGAATCAATCAGGGCGCCGACGTTGTTGCGGAATAGGCGTACCCCTTTGCGTGCCGCTTCCAGGCGCACAGCGGCTTGCACAGCGGCTTCCGACGTGCCTTTGACGGCTGGCGGTAGATCGTGGCCGCCGTGCAAGCCGAAGATGGCTTGCAGTTCGTGAAGGGCTTGCATGCTTACCCCGTGGCGGGCGGCCCATTGGTAGACGGCGGGGGTCATTTTTCACTTCCGTAAAATTGGGCGACTTCCATGGGTAGGCAAAGGGCGCTTTGTTTGAGTTCGATTCGTTCGCGCATGACTTCCGCCCGCATTTCTTTTGAAGCTGGGGTATACGTGCCCTTCCAATTGGCATCAATTCCGACGTTCCGGGCAATGTTGGTTGAATCAGCACTACTCAAAGGAAGTTGCGAAAAAACTTTAGGGTTGAGCATTCGCAACCCGTGTACTTTACAGATTGGGCGACCCGAGTTGTCGCAAATCGCATACATTGCTTGAAGCATTCTTGCCCACCATTTTTGATTGCCGACGGTTGCGTATTCCCCACTTGAGCCAATGCAAATGCGCGGCCACTGTTCGGCAAGCCTTCGGAGCCTTTCTATTGATTCGTGCATGTGCCATACCGGGGCGCCGACGTGCAGTTTCGTGGGCATTGACAGCCAGGGCCATTGCTCTAAAAGTCGGTCGTTATCCTCTTCCGTACCGTCAATGACGTCGGGGATTACCGCAAAATCAAAGGAGGGGTAGCGGCTTACGTCATCGACCCAACGGTAATATTCCGCCCAATCCGCAATAGGATTACCACTCTTCCAAGCGGAAAAGGCCCCGTTATCAACCGCAAAACTTTGGCAAATCTCTAAGACCAAATCCAGTTGACCCCGGTATCGGTGGGATACGAACGCATGCCCGGCATTTACAGCCCTTCTGGCCACTGGTAGCGGGGTTATTGGCATGCCGTGATACGGAATCAATCGAACCCCCGGCGTGTCTCAATGTGTACCCCGTGGTGGAAGGCTTTGAGCGTGTGGCGGCCGGCACCAATTGCCGCATAAATCTTATCGGCCAAGTCTTCATGATAGGCTCGGCTTTCAATATGGCACGCCCGCATAATGCTTTCGACCATAATTTTTTCCCGTGTTTCGACGGTCAAATGATAGGTAACGATCAGGCCGTTGTTTGGACAAATTGCCTTGAACGTAGTGTGGTAAATATTCATTTTTACTCCCTATTGTTGATTTGCAAAATAGGCTGCGGCGTCCACGGTTCCGTCAATTCCGAATTTGGCAAGTTCGGCGGTCACACGGCCGGCAAGCTCCGCGGCTTCGCGTGCCCCCAGCGTTTGGGCGTTCGCAACGTCGACGCCGAAGCGATGATAGAAGCGGCGGTAACTCTCCGATTCCCCGCGGCCTTGGGCACTCTCCAAGCCAGCCCACCAGGCAATGACGTTGCGTAAATCGCGCTGGCCCTGTTGCCTCTCCCAATGCCGGCGGCGCACGGCCCCTTGCACTTCCGCGCTGGCGCCCCAAGGCACGACCGGGTCGCCGTCAATTTTGGCAATGTCCCCGCGCAAAGCGGCCAGGGTTTCCGGGTCCAGTTCGGTAAGATCGCCGTCGACAAACTCCGGGGCGCTCCGGCTTGGCGGGGGCGGGTAATGGCCGCAATATGGGCAACACTTGAAGACCCGTTCATAAGGCTGGGTGCACTCCGGGTTGACGCAAACCCGCATTGGGATGGCATCAGACTTGCCGCCGCTCCGGCGCTCCCGGCGGTCCAAGGACCATTCGCGGCGGGCATCGGGGAGCCCGTGGCGAAGCGTATTGCCGACATGGTCAAGATAAATCATGTGCGACTTACCTTCCATGATCCGCAAGCCGCGCCCGAATCGTTGCGCGAATCTGTTGAACGACTGAGTTGCTGCGGCGTCACTCACAACTTCAACGCCGGGGCAATCGAAGCCTTCGTCGATCAACGCAACTGATACTATTTGCATCACCTGGCGGTTTTTGAATTTGGCGATGACATTGGCGCGTAACGCATCCGGGGTTTTTCCGGTAAGCACTTCTGCCGAAACGCCAGCCGCCCGGAATCTTACAGCAATGTCGGTGGCATTCTCGACACTATCGGCAAACGTCAGGCCGGATTTGCCAGACGCGTGCTTGATATAGTGCGTGACGGTATCCCCAAGCACTGTTGATTTTTGCGTCGCTGCTTTGAGTTCCGGCGGGCTGTAATCTCCGCTGGCGGTAACGTGCACGGCAGTCAAATCAAGGTTTGAGGGTGGCGCGAAAATCTTGTATTGGGAAAGAAAGCCTTGGTCGATCAGCCAGCGCGGGGTCGGCCCCATAACCATGGTATCGAACAGGCCGTCGGCATGCCGCCCCAGCCCGCGCCCATCGGCCCGCCCAGGTGTCGCGGTCACCCCCAGGCCGCGTGCATTGGGGAACCGAGCAACAGCCTTTCCGAACTGGTTGTCGCGGAGAAGGTGGTGGGCCTCGTCGTGCACCCATAATCGAACCTGGTCGAACCATTGGGCACCATCCTTATTTGCGGTCACGCTCTGCACGCTGGCGACGCCCGTCTTTGCGTTCGCGTCATAGAACGGTCGACCCAGCTCGCCGACATGGGCGTTGACGCAAAGACGCACAAGCGACGACGGGCCGATGATTCGGTGTCGGACTTGCTCCCGCGCCAGCGCAAGGGACATTTGGGCGACCAATTCCGCCCGGTGCGCCAGAACGATGGATGAGCCGGGTTCTTCTTTGACAATGTGGCTGAATGTAACCGTCTTGCCCCCTCCCGTCGGAAGAACCGCGAGAACGTTTTGATGACCGGTTGCCCATGCGTTAGTGATGGCGTCGTGAATTTCCTGCTGATATGGTCTAAGCCGCATGACGGTTGTTCTTTTTAAGATTGGCGGTTGCTGTAAGAATTTGCATATTCCAAGGGACGTGCAGCCCGCTAACAGTCTTTCCGCGAAGCGGTACGATGTGGTCGACGTGATGCAGAACGCCGGACGTTTCGCTTAGTTTTGAAGCATCGACATAAAACTTCAATATTGCTTCATGCTGTTCAATGGAAAGCCAAGGTGGGGTTCTTTCGGCTTTCGCCGACCTACGTTTCGCCGCATGGGCTGCAATTGCCGGCCGGTTCAATTCTCTCCATTTTGCATTTTTGGCAATCGCTGCGTCGCGGTTCCGTTCATAGGACGCCCGTTCACGTTCTAGGAATTTTTGCAAATTTGATTCCCGGCGGCGCTTGTCGGCGGTCAATTTCTTAGCTCGATTTTTCTCATACCAAATGCGGTTTGATTCGGAAGATTTGTCGGGATTGGCGTCGCGCCATTTCTTACAATATTCGGCGGATTTTCCGGGATTTGCCAACAGCCATTCTTTCGTCGTTTTGCGCCGACGATCTTTGTTTTCTACGTACCAAGCTGCTGATCGCGCTTTTGTTTTCTCGGGGTCTGCTTTTTTGCAATTGGCGCGAGTGCAGTCTTTACACCAAGGATTTAACCCATCTTTTCGACTCGACGCCTTAGTGAATTCAGCGCGGGGCTTTGTTGCTTTGCAATGTGAACAAGTTTTCATGTCGATCATTGTATAACAATAAATCAACGTTGACAAGAATTACGGGCCGCATCAATCCGGGCATTGGCGATGGCGGCATATTGCGGGTCCAATTCAAAACCAACGAACTGGAAACCCTCAAGAATCGCCGCTTTGCCAGTGCTACCGGAACCGGCAAACGGGTCGACAATCAAGCCCCCGGGCGGCGTGACCAGGCGGCACAGGTAGCGCATAAGCTCCGTCGGCTTAACGGTCGGATGCGGGTTTTTTGCATCGGCGTTCATGTTGCGCGGGGAACCGTCGCCATTTTTCGACAAGCCGGTGCCGGCCGCAAAGTTCGCCATGACGGCGTCGAATGCTTCCAAGCCTTCATTGCGGTCGCGCTTGCTAGCCTTGGCGCAATAGATAATACTACCCGTAGACGGCTTTAAGTCCTTCGCCCCAACTTCCAAGTTCTTCGGCGTGATGTTGAACGTGACAGGATCGGCAGCGCCATTTAATTTCCAATGGCTTACTGTAATCGTCATGATGCCGGTCGGCTCCCGGAGAACCACAGAATTCACAAGGCTGTGCGATTGGGAAAGCCTTACGGGCTTTGAGTCTTGCCAAAACCTTTCGTTTATATTCAGGATCGTCTCGATAGCGACGTCGCAAAGCGTCTTTAATTCGCTCCCCGTTGCGTTCGTAGAAGGTTCCAGGCATAGGGCCGAACAATGCAGCCCCGCGGGGAGCGCCTCGTTGACTGCATGAGCGAGAACAGAACCGACGTGATTTCTTTGCTGGCTTAAATTCGGTTCCGCAATGTTCGCAGATTCTGGCGGGAGGTTTAGGTCGGCACATAGGTCGTTAGTATAACTGCTTTTGCACTTCATGAAAAATCTAGCCGCGGAGCCCGTGCCGCAATCGACCTTGGTGCGTTCGCCGCCCAGGTATTCAGCGGAGCCCGTGCCGACGGCGCCGTCCCCGTAGCCGCTGATTTTGACATTGGGCACGCTCCCGCCCGACCCGGCGCTATCGGGGAAATACGCCAGCACTTCGTCGCTTCCGTCATGAATGAGGTTTGCCGGGTATCGTCCGACCGTGCTGTCAAAGTCCGCGGCCGGGCTTGGCGTCCCGTAAGTGTTGCCGGCGGTTCGCGTTGCGTTGCTTAAACCGTATTCCGTGCGTTCCCTTCCTTCCACACGGCACGCGTCGATATTGAGCAACGTCGCCACCTTCGCCGGCTTGCGGGCCATGGTTATGGGCTCCAAGGCAGGCTTTAAGCTGCTCCGGTGCTTGGGGTATCCGCTGCCGTAGACCCAAGCGATCATGTCGCGGATTTCAAAGCCGGAAATTTGCAAACCTAGCGCCATTAGGTGCTGTGTCCGCGTACCGGCGAACGCCAGGAGATACCCGCCGGGCTTGAGTACCCGCCAGCATTCGCGCCACATCGACGGCTGGGGCACAAAAGCGTCCCATTCTTTACCCATAAAGCCGCTCTTGCTTTTGTGGACATAGTCTTTACCGTTCATCCATGCTTGTAGCATCGCCAGCGCGTCGGGCTCTTTGCCTAGCCCGTACATGGGGTCGCAAACTATCGCGTCGACGCTGTTGTCCGGGAGCATCGCAAGGCCGTGTCGGCAATCCAAGTTCAAAATCATTTTTATCTATACCCTGTTGACGGTAGCGTCATTATCGGTTTATAGTTGCCCCGTAGTCAATCCCCTGTAATCACTTTTTGGAGAGTTTCCACCATGAGTATGCAAATCAGCGTCGACCCTGCAGCCCTCTCGCAAGAACAGCGCGAAGCGGTCGCCGGTTTTATTCTGGCCTATCCCGGCAGCGCCGGAACGTGCGGCCACGCCGTCGCGGAGATTCCGGCATTTATCCATAAAGATACTGCCGACGCCGGTCTTGTTGAGGTTGGCCGCACAATCGCCCCGGCCGTCAATGAACTGGAAGTGTTGCAACACGACCACGAATCCACTTTGCCGGTCGCCGCCTTCGGCCAGCCGGTTGTCGACGAAGCCGCCGCGGCCTTCGGAGTGCCCCCCGCCCCTTTGGCCGTTTCCACCCCCGCAATTGCGGCGGGCTCTATCGTTGCCCCGCCGCCCCCGGCGAATACTGCCCCGATTACGACGACGCCTGGCGTTGCCTCTTCGGTCGCGGGTGTCGATTTGGACGCCAAGGGCTTGCCTTGGGACAATCGCATTCATGCTGAAAGCAAGGGCAAAATTGCCGACGGCACTTGGCGTAAAAAGCGCAATCTCGACCCGACCGTTCTTGCTACTGTTGAAGCCGAATTGCACCAGCTAATGGGAGCCCCCGCCGCCCCTTTGGCTCATGCCGCTACTGTGACGGTAGCGGCTGGTTCTACGCCGACCCCGACTTCGGCCCCTGCTGTTGCCGTTCCGCCCCCGCCTGTAGTTGGTGCGGCGCCCACCATGCCGGCGGCCCCGAATGCTGCCCCCGCGGGTGAAGTTCCCGCCGACGCCCGCGCTCAATTCGTTGCGCTGGTTGGCCGTGCGTCCGCCGCTATCCAGGGCCAGAAGGTGACGCAAGCCGAAGTGAACCAATGTTGCGTCGACGCTGGCGTGCCCGCCCTTCCGCTGTTGGCAAACCGGCTTGATTTGGTTGCCCAGGTTGCGGCCAACATCGACGCATTGATTGCGGCCCGTCAATGAGCGGCGCCCATTCAATCCTTCCACCTTCCGGGGCGGCGTCTTGGAAACTGTGCGGCCTTTGGGTCGCCATGAACCAGGCTTACCCACAACCGGACACGCCGGAGAGTTTGGAAGGTAACGCGGCCCATTGGGTCTTTGCTGAAATGCTGGCGGGGCGTCCGGTGCTTGAAGGCATGCAAGCCCCCAATGGCGTTTTCATTACCGACGAAATGATCGAAGGTGGGGAACTTGTAGTCGACACGGTTCGCGCCCGTATCCCTGCCGGCACGGTGTTGCATGTTGAGGAACCCGTCGCCATTGCCCGTATCCACGCGCAATGCTGGGGGACGCCGGATATTTGGGCGTTCTACGGTGCCACGCTGGAAGTTATCGACTACAAGTTCGGGCACCGCTTCGTAGACGAATACGAAAACGACCAGGGCGTCGCCTATACCGCGGGCATCCTTGACCACTTGGCGGACATGCTGGGGAAAGGTGCCGGCCTACTTGACCAAGTGATAAAAGTTAATTTCACGGTCATTCAGCCCCGATGCTTCTACAAGGGCGCCCCGGTGCGGACGTGGACGGTTATGGCTTCGGACCTTCGCGGCCACATCAACCAGCTTGCCGGCGCCGCCGAACTTGCCTTGATGCCAAACCCGCCGGCCGTGACCAATGCAGAATGCCGCGATTGCCCCGGGCGCCATGCGTGCCCAGCGTTGCAGCAAGCCGCATATTCCGACGCGGAGTTCGCCACACGGTCAAGCCCGGTCGAACTGGCGCCAGCCGCGGCAAGTCTGGAACTCCGCATGATGGAACACGCCTTGAATCGGTTGCAAAGCCGCGTCGAGGGCATGCGGGAAGCCGTGTCGACGTACATTCGGCAAGGCCACGCCGTCCCCTGGCATCGTGCGGAACAAGGCTACGGTCGCACGCAATGGACCATCCCGGCCGAACAGGTCGTCGCTATGGGTTCGCTCATGGGCGTCGACCTCTCCAAGACTGGCGCGAAGACCCCGACGCAAGCGAAAAAAGCCGGTGTTGACGAAGCCGTCATTAAGGCTTACAGTGTCACTCCATTGGGGTCGCTAAAGCTGGTTCCCGATAATCCCGCCGATGCGCGTCGCGTGTTCGGTTCAACATCATAGGAGTTTTGAAAATGGCAAAAATCAATATCACTTCCCCCGTCGGCCGCATCGTCATGGGCTCACTGTATGACCCCAGCACCACGGACGCCGAAGGCAAACCGCTGGTCGTCAAGACCGGCCCGAACGCCGGCCAGCCCCGCGTCAACTACTTCTTTGCCCTGGCAATTCCGAAGGGCGCGGAACCGCATTGGGCGCATACCGCATGGGGGCAGCAAATTTGGGCATGCGGCAATCAGGCATTCCCGAACGCCGCGCAATCTCCCGCCTTCGCTTGGAAGATCGAAGACGGCGATAGCCAGATTCCGAACAAGAAGGGCCGCAAGCCGTGCGATAACGAAGGCTGGCGTGGGCATTGGATTCTGAAATTCTCCGGCGGCTTTGCTCCGAAGGTCTATCAGCAAGAGGGCGCCGGCTATGTCCAAGTCATGCAAAAAGACTTCTGCAAGCCGGGTTACTTCGTTGAAGTGGCATTCAGTGTCGATGGCAACGGTTCGCAAAGCCAGCCGGGCGTCTACCTGAATCACAGCATGGTTTGCTTCCGCGCCTATGGTACGGAAATTCAGTTTGGCCCCGACGTTGCTTCCGCCGGTTTCGGTCAATCCGCGTTGCCCGCTGGCGCCAGCATGACGCCGCCGGCCGGCGCAATTCCTATGCCCCAGGCCGCCGCCGCTCCCGCGCTTCCGGGCGCTCCGGCCGGCTACATGCCGCCGCCGGTCCCTGGCGCTATGCCCGGCATCCCGCAAGCTCCGGGGGTTGCTCCGGCCCCTTTGGCGCCCGCTGGTTCTGTGCCGATGCCGTCCGCCCCTGTCCCGGGAGCGCCTGCACCGATTCCCGTTATGCCTAATGCGGGTTTTGTTCAAATGCCGCCGCCCGTGCCCCAGGCGGCGGCCGCACCGATGGCCCCGCCCCCAGCGCCAGCCGCCCCGGTTCGCCAAATGACCGCCGCGGCCAACGGCGTGACGTATGAAGCCTACGTCGCCGCCGGCTGGTCCGACGCTCAGTTGGTCCAAAATGGCTTGATGCTGGCTTAACGCAACCGCCTGGCCCTTCGGGGCCGGGCAACCTTGGAGAGAAAAAGAATGGCATCCCTCAAGATTTCCGACCGCGACGAAGTGTTGCGCCGCGTGCTTACTGAAACCTTTACGCCGCGCTTTGCGGACATTCAAAAGCAATTGCAAGCCCTGTTGCGCGAAACGCTGGCCGCAGAGCATCCCGAATTTGTCAAGCTGGTAAAAAACCCGGAAGCCCTCAAGTATCTGGCGACGACGAACGTGCGCAATTTCAATATCAAGATTGACGGCGAAACCTTCACGGTCGCGGCTCCGAACTATGGTGCCGCTTGCGATATGCCGGACGACGGCCGTCGTTATTTTGACCGGGAAAGCCACGCGGCAATAACGGATGGCGACACGCTGTTGCCGCTGGTAATGAGCAACTACGGCACGGCAGACAAGAAGGTCGCCAAGGCATACCGCGCCGCATGGGCGGATTATGTGGCCGCCCGCGATAAGCTGTCGGCGCTGCTCTACAGCTACGCCACTCGGGAAAAGTTCGTCGCGGACTTCCCAGAGTTCGCAAAGTACCTTCCCCCCGTGGCCGTCAAAGCTCGATTGCCCGTCGTGATCGTCAAAGACGTGCGCAGCGAACTGTCTAAATTGGGAATTCCGCAAGCATGATGATTGCCCCGCCGCCCCCACCAGCCACGACGGCCCGACCTGTCGCGTTTTTCGATACGGAATGTTTCCCGAATTACTGGCTGTTGAAGTTCCGGCCACGGGGCGGCACGGTCTATGGTTTCCGCCTTCGTTCCGGTCAATCGTTCGACCCCGTGACCGTTGGGCGCATTCGCCTGATGTTTGAAGCCTATCTGGTCGTCAGCTTCAATGGCTTGCGCTATGACGTGCCGATGATAACGGCCGCCCTTATGGGGTATAGCGCCGAACAATTGAAATGGTTAAACGACCGAATCATTGTCGAAAAGGTGAAGCCGTGGGAACTTGGCTTGCCCGAATGGTCCCCGGCGGACCATATCGACATTATGGAAGTCATCCCCGGCGCTGGTTCCCAAAAGCTGTTTGCCGGCCGCATTCATTACAAGACGATGCGCGACCTACCCTATGAGCCCGACCACTTCTTGACTGCGCCGGAGATTGTGGAAGTCGACACGTATTGCGAAAACGATTTAGGCCAGTTGGAAGCCCTGTACGATGCCGTCGCCCCGCAAATCCGCATGCGTGAGGCGTTGAGCAAGCGTTACGGTTTGGACCTTCGGAGCAAGTCCGATGCCCAGGTCGCGGAAGCCGTATTGAAGCGCCGATGCGAACAGGCCACGGGGCAACGCATCTTCAAACCGAATATTGATTGGGGGCTTAAATTCCGCTTCAAGGTGCCGGAGTTCATCGCCTACCAGTCCCCGCAATTGCAACACGCTTTAGAAATGGTCAGGGCGTCCGTCTTCACAATCAACCCGCCAAAAAGCATGTATGGCGGCGGGGGTGATGATGTAAAGGGCAAGTGCGTTCCGCTGCCCCCACAGCTTGAAGGCTTGACCGTGACCATAGGTCAAACGACCTATAAGCTGGGAATCGGCGGCTTGCACTCCCAGGAAAAGAGCGTCGCATTCGTCAGCGACGAACATTACCAAATCCGCATGCCCGACGTCGCCAGCTATTACCCGCGGCTTATCCTGAACTCGGGCGAAGTGCCGCCAGCCTTGGGCCGGGCGTTCGCAATCGAATACGAAGACATTGTTGACACACGCCTAGCCGACAAGGCGCTTGCCAAGAAGCTGGAAAAACAGGGCCTTGAAGGCACGATAGAACACGAAGACGCGAAGACCGGAGAGGGCGGCGGCAAGATTATGATTAACGGGACTTTCGGCAAAACCGGGAGCCCGTACAGCGTGCTATTTGCGCCGGAAATGTTGATTCAAACAACCGTCAGCGGTCAATTATCTATCCTCATGCTGATTGAATGGCTTGAGCATTACGGCATTCCGGTCGTGTCAGCCAATACCGACGGTATCGTCATCAAGTGCCCGCGCCACCTTATACCGACGTCCGATTGGTTGATTGCTGAATGGGAAAAGCGCACGGGCTTGACGATGGAAACGGAAGATTACGTCGCCCTTTATGCCCGTGACGTCAACGCCTATTTTGCAATCAAGACCCCGGACGATATCAAACGCAAAGGCGAGTATGCCAAGGCAAGTTTGATTATGAAGAAGTCCCCCGACACGGAGATTTGCAGCGATGCCGTCGCCGCCTACCTGGCCGAAGGTATCCCGTTGCTTTACACCATTTCCGCATGCCGGGACATTACCAAATTTGTGACCATCCAGAAGGTCGCCGGGGGCGC